GCATATCCATTTGTTGATATTGGCGCTACCTACACGACGCATCTACCTACAAAGACGGCAATCAAAGGGACAGTAACAATAGATCTAAACGTTTGGGGATTGTCGCAACAAAGAAAAGCGGTCTCCGATATCGCAAACCAAATCTTCTTAGCCGCACTGGCATTAAGAGAAACACCGAATTATTTTGTATCAACGAGCATACAAGCTTCAACGATAACAATGAGAGAGGATAACACCACGAACACACGACTGTGGCGTGGGATGTTAAGCCTCTCTATTAATTTTTAGGAGGAACTTAAAGATGGTAAAAAATACACAGCCTGCTACCAAAACAGCAGCAAAATCTGGTACGCCCACTGAATTACAAGCAGTACGAGGAATCGACGTTTTCCTATTGTTTCGTCTTTTAAAAGATGCAGACACAGCGTCAGCAGGAAAGCTTGCGTTCCAAACAGATCACGATCACGGTAAGACAAAAGATGGCGATTCTACACCTACAAAAGATGGTCCAATTCGCGTACCGGGAACGTTGGACATTAGCTTTTCTTGTACGTCTATCTTGTCATTGGGGGATCCGATGGTCGAAAAGCTGGAAGATGCTTTAGACAATGATGACATTGTTGAGATTTGGGAAATCAACAAAGCGGAAGCGAACTCAGAAGGTAAGTTCAAGGCGACCTATTACCAAGGGTACGTGACAGGATTTAACAAAAGCCCAGGTGCAGAGGGCATGGTCGAGCTATCGCTTGATTTCGGTGTCAACGGAACTGGAGCAAAAGGCTTCGCTACATTGACTGACGACCAATCAACAATCGTCCAATATGCTTTCCGTGATACCACACCGGGCAGTAAGCCAGAAACACCCAGTTAACCCCCAACTGATTCCAAACGACTATACCCTCGGGCAAACTACGATTACGGGAACTTATACAGGTGAAATTGTTAGGGCCCGAGCTTATGTAAATGGAGTTGGTCAGGCTTTCGGCGGTACATTTGTCGATGGAGACTTCAGTTATTGGATAGGTAGCGGGGTAAGAAACTCAGATGACGATTTGCAAATTGAGGGGCTAGACTCAAATAACAATGTAATTGTGGAAAAAACTAAAATTAACATAGTAGGGAACTAGAGAAGCGGATTATGCTTTCCGTGATACTACTCCCGGAAGCAAGCTAGAAACTAGCCTGAAAGACTAAAAAAACTAATCGAAGGATCAGACGTTCAAACGTTTGGTCCTTTTTTGGAGGGAAATTATGGAAATCGCTATCGGAGAAAAAACTTATAACTTTGTATTCGGATTCAACTTTTTACAGGAAATCAATCGTCGTAATCAAGTTTATCTGGACAATGGCGTCACGTTGAATGCAGGAGTAGAAAACGTAGTCCTTAACCTTGTGAGTGGGGATATTGAAACACTCATTACTGCTCTTCATGTCGCAAACGAGACGGAAAAGCCTCGGGTTGGCATCAATACGCTAGCCGAGCACATTGCGGAAAACGAAAATACAGACTTCTTTACGATGGTGTTCGATGAACTAAAAAAGTCGGCATTTACCAAGAAGAAAGCGATCGAGTTCGAAATGGACATGCTGGAAGCCGAGAAAAAGGCAAAAGCACAAGCGCGGAAGAGGAAAATGTAGATTTCGAAACAATGTACGAGCAGATACAAATCAGGTGTATACGGTACTTGGGCATTACTAGCTTTTTAGAAATCGGTCGAATGACGATCGCTGAGTACAAATTGCGTATGAAAGCTTGGCGCCTGAAAAGGCTTGACGAGGACAGTTTCATCTACCGTCAAGCTTGGCTTATTGCGCAGGCACAGGGGTACGACAAAAAAGGCAAGCCTGTGTACAAAACATTTAAAGACTTTTTCGACTTCCAAAAACAGGAAAACCTAATTTTAGGGATCGACGAAGAAGAAAACTTGAAACAAGAAATCTTAAAAGATGAAAACTTTGTCAGTATGCTTGTCCAATCAAATACGGAAGAAGGTGGTTAGCCGTGGTGGAGCAGTACAGCGTTAAAGCGATACTCTCAGCAGTAGATAGTGGGTTTACTAGCACCATGGGCGGCGCGCGCAAGTCCATGTCCGGGCTTGATGACAACACGCAAAAAACGAACATGTCTATCATGAAAATGGCTGCAGGAGCTGCAGTTTTTAAGGGACTGACTATTGCTACAAATGTGCTAACCGCCTCTGTTGGTAAAGCAGTCGACCGTTATGACACATTGAACTCGTACCCACGTGTTTTGGAGCAACTAGGATACAGCACTATGGAAGCCGACAGCTCAACCCGAAAATTATCGGATGGGATTACTGGCTTACCGACTGCATTAGATGAGGTAGTGGGTACTGCGCAAAGATTGACGATTTTGACCGGAAACCTTGAAGAGTCCACGGACTTAACTTTAGCGCTGAACAACGCCTTTTTAGCGAGTGGTTCTTCCTCTGCGCAAGCGTCGCGAGGTACTGAACAGTATATCAGCATGCTTAGTCGAGGCGAAGTCAACCTGACCTCGTGGCGAACGCTGCAAGAAACGATGGGTTACGCGTTGAGTGAAACGGCTAAAAAGATGGGGATTGCCTCAGGTGACGCGAACGAGCTTTACGACGCTCTTAACGATGGGCTGTTCACTTTCGATGAGTTTAGTGCGGCGCTGATTGAATGTTCTGAACAAGCTGGCGGATTTGCCGAGGTAGCGTTGACAGCTTCTGAGGGTGTCCGTACATCGTTTGAAAACGTGAAAACATCGGTTGTTCGTAATCTAGCAAACATCATCGAAGCTTTTGACGACATGCTTGTCGATGTGACAGGACTTAATATTGCCGGTCATTTGAACAAATTAAAAGACGTTGTGGATAAATCTATGGGTGCTATGACCAAAGTTATTCAGGTCTTTGGCACGACTTTGTCTACTATTCTACCAATCGTAAAACCTTTAACGCCCGCGCTAGTAGGAATGGCCACTGCTTTAGCGGTTCATAAAGTTGTGTCAAAAGCCAGTCAAGCGATTGCAGGCTATCGGATAATGTTGACGGCTTTTAATGCTGCAGTGCAAAAATCAACTGCTTCAACAGCTGCACAGACATCAATGCAAAAAGTAGCCACTATCGCGAAACAGCACGGTATGTCAGCAACGGCTGCCCAGACAGTGGCAGATAAGGCGTACACAGCGGCGGTTTTAAAACAAACAGCAGGCGTAAAGGCTATTACTGCGGTTCAGAGCGCATATAATGCGGTGAAACAAAAAGCAATCGCTACAAACATCACTGGCGTGACAATAACGAAAACGATGCTTGCGATAGCCGCAAAAGATGTCGCAATGGATAAAATTAAACTTGCCACCACAACTGCTAAGACTGTGGCAATGAGCGCACTAGCTACGATTACGACTGCAAGCTCTGTAGCAACAGGGATTGCAACACTTGCTACAAAAGCTTTTGGAGTAGCACTTAAGGTCGCCATGGGTCCAATCGGTTGGGTGACTCTCGGAGTCGGGGCATTAGCCGGTGGAATCTATGCTCTTGCTAAACGCTTCGGGTCAGGAACCGAGGAAGGGAAAAAATTCAAAAAAGAATTAAAAGACCTTTCGAAGGCTACTGATAAAGTTGTAGATTCTGTAGCAAGCAATGCAGAGGCGCACGCAGAAAATATCGGTCAGATTAATGCGAGCGCTGGCGCGAATCAGGAACTGGCTAAAAGAGTACAAAATTTAGCCGCCATAGAAAATAAATCAGCAGGAGAAAAAGCGCAACTAAAAGCCCTGACGGAACAGCTAAACGAGGCTGTACCGGGATTGAACGCAGCCTATGATGAGCAAGCAGACAGTTTGAATCTGACCGAAGAAGCTATGAGCAACTACATCGAGACGATGAAGAAACAGGCAGAAGCCCAAGCATATCAGGATCGGTTGAAGCAGGCTATTGAAGACAGAATTAAAGTAGAAGAGCAACAGAATGCGGTACTAGTCAAACAGGAAGAAATCAAAGCCGACAGCAATATTACGGATAGAGAACGTAATAAGCTGATGAAGGAGACAGAAGAACAGCTAGAGGATCTCATGTATGCTCACATAGATGCGGAAGCAACTGCAACGTATTACGGTGATAAAGTAGCAGAAGCCCATGAGAAAGCAGCGCAGGCAGCTACTGAGTCGGCAGAACAAGCCAGAATCAGTTTCGAGGAATTATCTGAATCTCAACAAGCTGCGGTTTCTACATTGATCGATCGATACGAGGCGTTGGCAGCAGGTGCGCAAAACGCTTTCGAGAAAATGCGCCATGAAACTGAAGAAACTACGCAATCCATGTTGGAAACACTAAATCATAACGTAGATCAAACTCAAAAATATGCTGAGAATCTAGCAAGACTTCACGAGAGAGCCGGCGAAGGAAGTCATGAGAATTTCACCAAATGGCTTGACACCCTGACCGAAGATAATGCTGCAGAACTAGCGGTACTTGTTAACATGACCGATGAGGAAATGAAGCAGTACGAGGACGCGTTAGAACGTGGTGCGAAAGCGGGCATGGTTGGGGCAGCAGTTGAAACAGGTCTCGGTGTAGATGAAGTCGGTGAAATTTTAGGTACTTTTGCCTCTGAAATGCCCCGAACCCTGCGTGAACAAATGGAAGCAGAAATGCCAGGTGTCGGCGCAGCTATCCCAGACGGAATGAAAATCGGGATTGAAGAAGGAAAAGAAGGTTGCGTAGATGCCGCACGAGAGATGATGAAACAACTCATCGAAGCATCTAAAGATGAGGCAGGGGTCAACAGTCCTTCCAGAGTCTACAAAGAGATGGGCGGACACTTGATCGATGGTCTTGTTCTTGGTGTCGAAGGTAAGCAGTCAAACGCTGTCACTGCAATGCAAAAAGTCCTACAGGCAATGCAAAAGGCTGTAGATTCCGAGAGCAAATCAATGTCTAAGAGCTTTGATCAGATTGTTTCAGGAGCAGATAGCTCATTATGCAAGCTTCCAAATGTTGCACAAAATTCAATGTCTGCAATGGAAAATCAATTCCAGTCAGGTGCCAGAACTTCCGTATCTACTATGAGAAATCTCGCGAATCAAATCGTGCAGACTTTCAGCCGTACGCCGAGCCAGATGCAGAATATCGGCCGGAACAGCATGAATAGTCTGAACAACGGGTTGCAGTCTCGACAAAGTGCCGTACAAACGACAGCTACCCAAACACACACAAGGATCATTCAGGCCTTTAGTCACACACCAAGTCAACTGCAAACAATCGGGCGAAATAGCATGAATAGCCTGAACAACGGTTTAAGATCAACGCAAGGAAGTGCAATAAGTACAGCTTCAAACACAAGCAGCCGTATTGTGAGCGCGTTTAGCGGTTTGCCTGGTCAACTTAACAGCTCAGGGCGTAATGCGATGGCGGGTCTGACTGCTGGGATTAATGCTGGTGCTGGCGGAGCCATTGCTGCCGCAAACCGAGTAGCAAACCAAGTAACATCCACGATCAACAGCGCTTTACGCGTGAATTCACCGTCGAAAGAAACAATGGAATCCGGTGAGTTTGCCAGCGAAGGGCTTGAAGTGGGGCTGTTAAATCGGTTAAGAAATGTAGCGAGTGCAGCGAAAAAAGTCAGCGATACGATACTAGATAATATGGGTGTTGTGACAGATTTGCAGCTTGAACTGGGACTGACGGGTAGTGTAAGTTATCAAGCAGGGTTCGCCAACCCTAGAATGAACAATCGAGAGACAGTGTTGCAACCAATCGATATAACGGTCGTCCAAGAAGTGGAAGGAAGAACGTTAGCAGAAAGCAGCTATAGATATCTCGTAGATATGCACACGAAAAAAACACGTAGAGTGCGTCGTGCAGACGGCAATCGATAAGGAGGGCAAACATGTACAGTTTTACTGATACCAACGAAGCAAAGACACAAAAAGTATTGCCTTCTGAGGCGATGTTTGTGAACGGTGAAGCTCTAGAGGACTTAGTAGAAGGCTATCGAACGTTAGGTGTTTCAGGTAGGGAACTGCTAGAGTCGGAAATAGAATCGCTTCGAAGAGGACGTTCAAATGGCGAAAAGTTTAAATACAAGCGAAATCCGTCACGCGTGATCGAAGTCAGCTATCTTTTGATAGCTAAATCGAATGACCATTTTCGGCAAGCGTTTAATGAATTGAGTCGGATTTTGAATCAGGAGGAGATGACACTCCTGTTTAATGATGAGAAGGATAAATATTTTGTCGGGTCGCTAGCAGGCATTAGCGATGTTCCTAAAGGGACGAATAGTGTTGTTGGAACTTTTCAAATCTATTGTTCTGATCCATTCAAATACGCGAACCAGACAAACATGTTTACGACGCAATCTGACCTTCTCACACTCGAAAACAAAGGAACCTACAAGTCATATCCAATCCTAGAAGCAACGATGCCGGCAGATAATGGCGTCGTTGCTTTTATTAATCAGCACGGTAAAATCTTGCAATTCGGTAATCCTGACGAATTAAATGAAGAACCGTATGTTGGATCGGATCGGGTAATCTGGGATACTGTTATGGTTGCCCATGCCGAACAAAGCCGCGGATGGAAAACAAACGAGTATCAATTCACCGGGCTATGGAATGGAACGGAACGGTTGAACGCAAATGGTACTCGTCGTTTTGGAAATGATAGTGGCTATGGGTTCGTTGAGGTAGCAGATTACGACGCAGGAACACAAGGTTTTCGAGGAATCACATACGGCAGAAAACTTTCTCCAGATAATGCGGGAAATGTCGGCGCAAAACATTTCGAGTCTCGCCACGGCGTGTGGTTTGAAACGACAAATATTAACCAGACAGGGATTTTCATTACAGAGCTGCGGGACGCGGCAGGGAATGCGCTATGTTCGGTCGTGTTTTACAAATTATCAGCTTCTAACAACACTGCAGTCATTCGGATCAATGTGCGAGGCCATGTACGAGAAGAACGTTTTCAACCGACGGCGTGGAATATCTATTCCCGAAAAGGCAGAGAGTTTTCTATCGTCAAAGAAGGTAATCTGTTGCGTATGCATATCGGCGGGATCGCTAACGGCGGATTTATCCATACAATCCGTTTAGATGAAATCAGAGATATGGAAGTCACAGATGTTGTGTATTACATTGGTACACCAATCCAAGGAAACCCATTACGCTTTATGCGGTTGACACACTCGACGTTTAGAAAAGACAATGCAAACTTATTGCGTAACGTTGAAAATCTATTCGGTGAGGGCGATGTCCTTCGGATTGACTGTAAAGATGGCACCGCAACAGTCAATGGGATTGAAATGCTTGGACTAGGTAGTCTTGGCAACAACTGGGAAGACTTCTTTCTGGATCCCGGGATCAATCAGATCCAGTGTATTGCTTCTTCTTGGGCGCAGCGTCCGACGTTTAGATTGTATAACCAGGAGGTATTTTTATGATCCTGTATTTTATGGACAAATTCTGGAACCCCTTGGGCAAAGCTTCAAGCAAGCTGCCTAAAGGGGCTTTTTATTACGATGACGAGGAAATAGAAGAGGAAGAAGGCACTTCAACTTTCGAGGTTTTCGTGGGCTTCGACGAAGAAATCCGCCCCGATGTCGCACGTTTTGGTGATGAGGGGGCGTATATCATTGCGGAAGATGAAAATGGTCGCCAGCGGTTTTGGACGATTATTGATGATGAATCAGACGAAGCGGGAATGTATCATTATTTCTTCGCCGAAGATGCTGGGATGGACTTGATCAATGAGACGTTGCCAGCATGGAGCTCTCCAGGAAGCGCTCAGCCCGCCGCCTACTATGTCAATCGCGCAATTTACGATAGCGGGTTTGAAATTGGAATCAATGAAATTGCTCATCTATCAAGGACCCTTGATTGGGAAGGAGACGCTACTGCTCTTACTAGGCTAAAGTCAATACTGACACAATTTGATAATGCAAAGCTACAATTCCGTTTCGATATTGATTCGGATTCGCTGGCATTGCGGCATAAGTATGTAGACTTGTTGAGCAGACGGGGCGTGGACACAGGTGTTGAGTTACGTGTCGATCGAGAGCTAAAAAATCTACGCATGAAACGTACGAGAGCAAATATGTTTAATGCGTATCGATGCTACGGCGCAACTCCCGAAGGAGAAGAGAACCCAATCACGTTGTCTGGGTATCGCTTAACTACAGAGCAACAAGAAATTAATCCTGAAACAGGGAAAGCAAGATTTGTATTATCTGGCAATATTTTAAAAGATACAGAATCAAACGCGAAATACAGCCGCTACCTCAATCCGCATGAACAAGGTGAAGACGAGGGATACTACACAGGTATCTATACTGGTACTGCATCAACACAACACTCTTTAGCAAACGAAGTGATTGTGCGGTTAAAGCGTACCGGTTATCCAGAAGTAAATTTCGAAGCAGATGTCATAGACGTACCATCAAGATTAAATGTCGGCGATACGATGTTTGTGATCAACGAAAAAGGAAAACAATTTCTTGAAGCTCGAATTTTACAAACCATTCGTAGCCGAAGTCGAGGCACTTTTCAGATTACGTTAGGCGATTACCTGATACGTGAACCAGGTATCCACGAGCAACTTCGACAAATGGCAAACGATTTAAAAGGAAAAGATGGCGTAAGCAACTTTATCTTCTATGCCTATGCGGATAACGAGAATGGGGGCGGATTCAGCCTAAACCCTCAAGGAAAGCGATACACTGGACTTACGACTAGTACTGTCAATCAACAGCCGAACGATCCCGATGTTTACACGTGGAGCCTATCAAAAGGCGAAGATGGACAAGACGGGCAAGATGGTAAGGACGGACAAGATGGACAAGATGGACAAGATGGCGAAGACGGATTAACCTATTTTCCCCATCGTGCTTGGATGATGGCAGATGGACGCTTTACTAAAGTTTACCCGAATGAAAATTTATTAGAGGTTTCTCGTTTTGAAAAAAGTTCGACGAATGAGTTTGTAAACGATAGCCGTTGGGATATGGCTCCAATTTTTGATAGTTTAGGAAGCGGTAAAGAGTACACTATATCATTTGACTTAAAGTCTGCGATTTCAGGTCCGATACAAGTTTATTCTCAAAATGGATCTGGAACTAAGTACCACATTGGAACAACTATAATTCAAGCAACTACAGAATACAAACGCTATAGTGTGACTGTTATTCCGCGACTACAAACTGGCAATGCAAATGTAGAAACACGTGCACTATTAGCGTTTTTCGGTGTTTACGGTAGCGGACGAATACCACATGTGAAAAACATTAAAATTGAAACGGGGAATGTAGCTACAATAGATACACCGTCCCCGAAAGAAGATTACGAAAACGCCTATCCAAAGTGGGAAGGATATTACTCAAGTACCGATGAAATCGCATCGGATAATCCAGACGACTATAACCCATGGGTGCCATTCATGGGTCCTCAAGGTCCACCTGGCGAACAAGGACCACCGGGAGGAACTGGTCCAACAGGGCCACCAGGATCAGATGCACAAGAAGTGTTTTCCGGTTACCTGACGAATGAAGCAATTGTATTACCGGCAAATGCGGCGGGGGCGGTCACCGATTTTAGTGCTGCAAATGGCACTTTTGTCACATTCTTGGGGCAAACACAACAGACCTCAGGTGTTGCGTATTCACTCGTTTCCCAATCGGGAATTACGGTGAACATAAATGCATCGACAGGTGTGTATACAGTCACTGCGGCGAGTGCAGATATGGGGATGGCGATTTTTCGAGCGGTTAGAAACGGTATCACCATCCAGAAACAAATCATTGTGACCAAATCTAGGCAAGGACCAGCTGGATCTACAGGACCACAAGGGCCACAGGGACCAACCGGGAGCCAAGGTACGCAGGGACCGCAAGGACCAGCAGGACAGCCGGGAAGTACAGGGCCAACTGGTCCAGCAGGCCCACCAACAGGTATCGTTGCACAAGCCGCCCCACCCACCTCGCCATATATTGGGATGTTATGGAGAAATACCGGGGCGAACAATGGCTATTTGCTAAATGGCACTTATCGTTGGAACGGAGCAATTTGGGAAGTGTATTTGTTCATTGCCGCAAATATATCCGCTGAAAATCTAGCAGCAATCGTCGCAAGAATCGGAGAGATCTACAATGACTATTCTCGGACGTACCATGACGGCACCAGAGCAGATGGCACATTGGCGATTAGGGATGCGGGCATAGATAACACAGGAGTAATCAGAAACGCTGCAGGAACGATCACACAGTCTTATGAACAACTGATGACGCATCAACTGTTTTCGATGGCACGCTATTCTGGAGCAACGCCTGGTAATCCTGGACAATTGATCGCGTCTGCTTCACTTTCTTTTGACACGTTGACTTTAAATGATCCTGTCAATGGTTTTTCAGGAATGATACACGCAAGACAATTAACAGAGACGCCGTGGATTAATTTATCCTATGCAGCTGGTTTTCGAACATCTGAAAACAGTCCGTGTCAATATCAAGTTACCTACAATTTAAAAGGAAAAAGGGTTGTTCATTTTCGCGGACAAGTCGAACGTACAAGCGGCTTTATGACAGGTACTACCTATCCTTTTGGCATAGGCACGGCACCTGTAGCAATTCGTATAAGAGGTAATTCGTTCAAGCCCGCAATTGGGGATAATCGAAACTTGCAATCAATACGTGTCGGGATGGTAGGTAGCGACAATCCAAGTGTCGGAAATTCGATTCAAATTATGACGCAAGGGAATTCACAGTACGTTGATATCTCCGCCTTAACGTATCAAATTGACTAGGAAAGGAGTGAATAATATGAGATGGACCAGCATTACACCGGAATACGATGAACATGGAAAAATCACGCGCTATTACGTGGCGGTTGATAGCCAAAACGATGATCATGAGTCGATCACTGGACGGTTGATCATTACACCAGATGCAATTGACCTGAGCGAAGTTTTAATTGTAGCAGAACAAAAAATCGTAGATATGTTAACGAAAGAGCAGTCTGAATAGGCTGTTCTTTCGTTAAATAAAGGTAGGTGACAGGATGGACGCATTAACAGTAACCGAATGGATCGCAATTGCTTCTTTAGCAGGTACCGTAATTTTTGGTTTTACCAAGTATTACAGTGCATTCGCAGATATGAGGAAGACGCTTAAAGCATTAAATAAATCGATTGATGACTTAAACGGATCGCTTAAGGACATTCGAGAAAAACAATCAGAGTTTGGGAAAGAATTAGCGACCATAAAAGAGCAAATTAAAACGCTGTTTAAAATGATTGGAGGAAACAAATGACAATTACAAATTTTATTTTCGATGATGGTTTGGTGATGATTCTTGTTTTGTGGATCATCGGATACTTCATCAAACATGTAGGGATTACTCGTACTGAGTTAATTCCTTTTTTATTACTCGCAATTAGCCTAGCGTTTACACCGTATTTGCTAGGAGGCTATACGGCTGATCACTTGGTGCAAGCAGTGCTAGTGACAGGTGCTGCCGTATTAGGACATCAATTTGTGATCCAAGGAGAACATTTGATTCATAGCGATGATCCACCAGACTATGGCGATGGACAGTCAGAAACAGACAACACAATCTATCGAGAGCAGGATCAGTCACACGACTGATCTTATTTCTATATCAAAACAGGAGGTGAGATAACAATGCGAAACAAAGAACAGTTTTTAGCTGACTACAATAAAGTAGTCAAAAAAGAGTTTCAAAATGACGAGAATACGATTGAAGATGCAGCACACACACTGAACCACAACATCGAACCGATCGTCACTGTTGCGGCAGAATTTACAGAAACAGGCAAGAATGAATCATTCCGTTTTGAACAGAAACAACGATCAAAAACGGATGATCCGGAACAAAAGATGCTGGATTGGTTTTACTTAGGAAGGGAGTGA